CGTGTTGTTGTTTCTTCTTCACTGCCCGATTCTTAAGCCGTGGTTCGGGTTTCGGAAACCGCTGGGGCACAAGGGACACTGGTTTGAATGAGGAGTAAGTGAGATGCCCTACACACGCTGTGGACGCTCCATCGCTGGCGACAACATCGCGGTCGGTCAGGCGCAGAACAACACCGAGAAAATCTCGGGTGCTGACGGCACACCGGCTGACCCGGTCGAAGACGTGACCATCGGCAACATTCAACCGCGAGGGGTCGAGAAGATTGCCATTGGCGTGACGGGACCGAATCCCGAAGTGCCGTAGAACTGATGACGTTTCGGCTCGGCGTGCGCTAGCTACGCACGCGACAGCGGGCACCCTACCCGGCCGAATCGACAAAGGGCAGAGACAAAGGGGCTCTGGTTTCTCCGCGAGGAGCGATCAGGGCCCCTTTTTTCTGCTGGGAGCTTTTCCATGACGAAGAAGACGCGCTGGCTGATCGTCGCGGGCTCGATGCTCGGGCTGACGATCTATCTCTCCGCGCAAACCTTCACGCCGCTCACCCCGCTCGCGAATCTGCGCGGGAGAACAGACGGCAACGGGGCGATCATCGCGCTGGCCTCAGCAGCGGGTGTCGGGCAGACGCCGCTCACACCGTTTCCACAACTGCAGACGCGTACCGATAGCAACGGTGCGCTCAACGTCACCATCCAGGGCGGCACCGTCACGATGAATGCCGGCTCGGGCACGGCGACCTACAAGCCCAGCGGGATCATCTACAAGGCCGTCCCGGCCGCGACCAATTCCTCGACGACCAACTACTCCTGCCAGACGTTCACGGCGCTGCCGGCCTCGACGCTCGTCAACAGCGGCGACCTGATCCACGTTCGCGTCTTTTCGCACTCGGCCGCGAACGCCACGAACAAGACCGTGTGGATTCGGTGGAACTACACCTCGTGCGCGAACGATGGAACGGGATTCACCGGCGGCACGACGATCCAGAACAACACCACTGCTCTGTCGTCGGCGACCATCATCACCGATGGCTACATCTGGCGCAGCTCGCTGAACAACCAGGCCGGATCAGGGACGCAGTTTGTCAGCGGCAACATCCAGGGCACGGCGGCGTCGACCGCTGCGGCGACCGAAACCTCGGCAATCAACTACGGCATGGCGTTCTCGAATGCCACTGCCAACGACCTGACCATCGACCTCGTGCTCGTGGAATTCGTGGCGGCGAACTGAATGGCTCTGTGCTGCTGGTGTGGGTCGGACCTGGTGAAAGAGGCGGGCGTCACCCGTGACGAGATTCTCTTTTTCTGCCCGCAGCCTGCGTGCCGTGAACGCCAGCTCACCTACTCGATGAAAGTTCGCATCGACAGCAAAGACATCTACCTGTATCTGCCGACGCCACGCCAGGCGGAATTCCACGAGAGCGAAAAACTCTACACGCTCTTCGGCGGCGCCGCTGGTCCCGGGAAGTCTCATGCGCTCCGGTGGGACGTCTATCGCCGATGCCTGCTGATTCCTGGGTATGAAGCGCTCCTCCTTCGTCGCACGTTTCCTGAACTTGAAAAGACGCACATGCGGCGCGCCGCTCGAGAAGCGCCACGCTTCGGTGCGAATTACGTCCCCTCTGATCATTGCGTCAGATTTCAGAACGGGAGCCTCCTCGAATTCGGGCACTGCGACAACGACGCGGCGGTGAGCAAGTACCTGTCGACCGAGTACGACTGGATCGGGTTCGACGAGCTGGTCACCTTCGAACCAGATGTTGCGCTCGAGATCATGACCAGGGCGCGCACCAACAAGCCGGGACTCTCGGCGATGGTGAAAGCCGGCAGCAATCCTGGCGGCGTCGGCGCGCTGTGGGTACTCGATTTCTTCATCGACAAGGCGCCGGACCCGGAGCGCTATCCGCTCTACGACCAGAACGACTGGGCGTTCATTCCGGCGAAGCTCGACGACAACCCGTATCTCGACATGCAGTACGAGAAGAAGACGCTGACCAATCTGAGCCGGAACCGCTACCAGCAGCTGCGGCACGGCGACTGGCACGTCTTCGAGGGACAGTTCTTCGGCAAGTGGAACGACAGTCAGCACGTCGTCGACCTCGTGCCTGATCCGAAGCTGGTGTCGTGGTTCTGCTCGATGGACTGGGGCTTCAACGCACCCGGCTGTTGTCTCTGGTGGGCCGCGATGCCCGACGGCCACTACATGGTGGTGGATGAGTACAAGTTTCGAGAGACGACTGTTAAAGACGTTGCTGCGGGCATTCATGCGAAGACGAAGACGCTCGGTCTTGCTCGTGTGCCGCAGATCTGGGCGGACCCCGCGATCTGGCAGCGCACCGGCCAGGTCGGTGAATCCATCGCCGAAACCTTCCAGCGCTACAAGGTCCCGGTCACCAAGACCGACAACGACCGGCTGAACGGCTGGCAACGCGTGCAGGAGATGCTGCGCGTGGCGCCCGATGGACGTCCGTGGCTGTGGGTGCATCCGCGCTGCCGCTATCTCATCCGCACGATTCCAGCGATGGTGCGTGACGCCGAGGACCCGGAAGACGTCGACACCGAAGGCGACGACCACGCGTGTGATGCCCTGCGCTACGGCGCGATGAGCCGGCGTCGCTATGTCGACCGGACGCCACCGGTTCGCTACGCCGACAACCAAGTCGGCGGCATGATTCAGGCGGAACGTGGCAGCGGGCGCCGCATTCTCGGTGAGTCGTCGGTCAAAGGACGGAGGGTCGCCTGATGTTCCCGACCTTCCCTTCTCAGCCGCTCGATCCGACGCACAACAACACAGCGTCGCCTGATGAGGCACCTGCTAGCCGTCCAGGTGCGCCGATTCCGATGACCGTCGACCAGCTCGGGATCTGGAAGTCTCGAGTCGAGCGTGCGCGCGCGCGGCGACTGCTCGTCGAGGACGAGTGGCAAAAGAACATCGACTACTACAACGCGAAACCGCTGACGGACAAACCGGCGAAAGACTGGGTGAATCCGAATACCGATTTCGCGGACGTCGAACAGAAGAAAGCGCAGCTGTTCTTCACCACACCTGAAGTGCACTGCATTCCGAAGCAACCGCTGGGCACGCCGCTCGCGCAGACGATTCTCATCAAGCAGGCGGTGCTCAATGACAAGCTCGGGCCGAATGGCATCGATGGCAAGCGGCTGATGGACAAGCTGACCTTCGATGCGCTGTGCCCCTCTGGCTGGGGCGCGTCGAAGATCGGCTACGAGGTGACGACGCGTCCGGTCACCGACCCGATGAGCGGGCAGCAGGTCGATGTGCCCGTCTACGAAGAATATTTCTGGGAGCACTTCTCACCGAAAAAGCTCCTCGTCCCCGACGATTTCTACGACAACGACTACGACCGCGCGCCATGGATCGGGATGGAATTCTCGCTGCCGTTCCTCGTCGCCAAACGCAAATACAACCTGCCGGAAGATTTCACCGGCAAGACGACGCAGGACGACAACGTCTTCGAGCAGATGCAGCCTGGGAGTGGCGCGACCGACACCTCAGGCAACGAGATCGTCACCGGGATTGAGATCTGGTACAAGGCGTCGCTCGAGGACGAGACGGTCTTCCATCCTGAGTGGTTGCGCGTGCTCGTGCTGATCGACGGGTTAGAGGATCAGCCCGCCCGTCACACCGAGGGCCAGTATCAGACACTCGATGCGCGCGGGCGGCTGACCGCAGACTCGATGATCGGGTATCCGATCCATGTGCTGACGCTCAGAGACCTGACCGACAGCGCGTATATCCGCTCCGACTGTTCTATGACGAGAGACCTGGTCGATCAACTGGCCAAGTTTCTGACTCAGCAGGTGCAACAGCGCGACACGTCGATTCCGATGCGGCTGGTGGATGAAGGTGTCATCACGCCCGACGTGATGAACAAGATCGTCGCGGGCGACTACGGCAGCTTCATCCCGATCCCGGCTGGGCAGCTCAATCCGCCGCCGGTTGTGGAGATCGCGCGCGCGCAGTACCCGCGTGAAAACTTCGTCGCGCAGGACCGAATCGAACGCCAGCTCGCCAAGACGCTCGCGCTCGACAGCAACCAGCAAGGCGTGAAGGGTGACACCGAGCGGACAGCTACCGAGTTGACGCTCATTCAGAACAACGCGAACGTCCGGCTGAAGGCGGAACGTAACCGCGTGATCAGTTTCTTTCTGGCCGGCGTCCAGAAGTTCGACACGCTACTGCAGAGATTCGCGACCGAGGAAGACGTCGTCGAGATTGTGGGCCCCGACGGTGCGAAACAGTGGGCGAGCTGGGATAAGAACACGATTGCGGGACGGTATGCCTATCAGATTAAGCCCGATTCAGGCGTCGATTTGGACGAAGCGGCAGCTCGTCAGCAAGCGCTCCAGACCTACAACTTCCTCGGCAAAGACCCGCTCGTCAATCGTGCGTATCTTCTTCAGGAATTGGCGCCTGCTCTTCACCTCGACCCGCAGCAATTGAAGGCGCCGCCTCCTCCACCGGCACCACCTGAGAAACCAAACGTCAGCTTCGCGTTCAAGGGTGAAGACTTGCTCAACCCGCTCGCCGTCGCGGTGATGGTGCAAGGCGGGATCATGATCACGCCGCAGATGATTCAGGCAGCGGACCTGCTGATCAGAACGGCTACCGGCGCGCCGCCGATTCCGCAACAGATGTCGCCAGGACTGCCGGGTCTCCCGCTGGGCACGCCACCGCCACCGCAGCCTGCAGCGCTGCAGATGCCGATGGGTCCACCGCGCCCACCGAGTGGTCCGGCAGGCGCGCCACCGACGCCGCCGCATCCGGGGGCGATGGAGAAAACACCGCTGATCAACCAGCACGCCGCTGATGAGACCGGACGAATCTCGGGCGCGCCGAATTTGCCGCAGAGGGTGCAGTGATGTCCGGTGAATTTTTCGATTCACTCGTCGAAGATGCTGAACTAGTCGGGCGACCGACGCTTTCGCCGGACCTGTTTCCGGTGTGGGGCGACGGCGTCGACTACCGACGCTGCGCGAATCTCGACGAGTACGACGACGACCCGGAGTGGGAGGAAGACTGATGGGTCAACCAACACTCTGCGAGAAATGCGGGCACCTGATGGAACTCGGCGAGTGGCCGTTCTGCCCGCACGGATTCGGTAGTGCCGCCGCGCATGGCGACGAGATGGACGAGCTCATCGAGAACAACGGCACGCCGCTGCCGATTCGATTCACCTCGAAGCAGATGTTGCGCGACCACACGCGCGCACACGGTCTCGAGCCGATGGTGCGGCATCGACCGCTACCGGGCAGCGACAAATCGCCGCACACGGTCGACTGGTCAAAAGGATCGATTGATCCTGTCACGCTCGAGAACGCGCGTGTGCTCTTGTCGCGAGGAACGAAGACGAAAGAGTCACTGGAGGCGCTGCCTGTCGAGCTGACGGTGCGCGAGCTGCCCGAGACATTCCGGGTGAAGGCGGAACCATGATCCTGAGACCTGATGGGATGAGCGCGCGCCAGGTCGTGAAGGTCTACGACCCGCGCCTGATTGCGCTGCTTCGAACACTGAGCGACGTGCTGAATGAGAACGGCATCGGGCTGTTCTGTATGCGCTGTCACCGTCTCGGTATCAAGGACGGCGTGCAGGGCAAGTCGACCACAGAGGAATACGTACTGGAATGTGGCTGTACGCGCCGGACGTTCAAGCCAAACGGCGCGGCGAAGCTGCACATGGACTCATGAGCGAGAAACCTGAACGAACGTGCAATTGCGAAAATCCGAAACCACATGAGCGTCCATCAGGAACGTTCATCTGTATGACGTGCGGGTTGACGATCCCGCCGCCGAAACCGGAGACGCCAGAGAGACCGTAGCTTCACTTCGCGTGCGCTAGGCAGGCCAGCCGAAACCATCTCAGCCCCGAGGTGGCCGCGCACGCGAGACATGGGGTGCACGCGAGGGCTCGTGCCTCGTCGGGATTCCGACGACACGAGCCTTTTTGTTTGTGGGGATGAACGTGGCTGAAGAACCGCAGATGGTAACGCCGCCGGCTTCTGCACCGGCGAGCAGCCCAGCACCGAGTGCGCCGGCTGCAGACGTAAAACCTGCGCGCCCGTCGAGTTTCAGGCAAGCGCTGGAACAAAGCGTACGCGAGGGCTCTGCTTCGTCAGCGGAGTCCGAACCGGCATCGGGGGACGAGTCGCCTGCAGCCGCGATAGTGCTGCCCACCGATGCCGGTCAGGCACAGCCCGCAAAGGAGCTGCCGCCGGTCCCGCACGCACGTTTGAACGAAGTGATCGAGCAGCGGAAGGCTGCCGAAAAACGTGCGGCGGAATTTGAGGAACAGCTGAAACAACTCAGCTGGGCGAAGGGGGTCGATCAGCAGCAGGTTCGTGACCTGGCCGCATGGCGGCGCCAAGCGTTCACCGACCCGAACGGGTTCTTTCAGAACCTGATGCGGAGTGCACCACCCGATGTGGTCGAGCGACTCCGCAGCGAGTACGGCCGGCAGTTGGCGACGCGCAATGAGCCGCAGCCGCAGCCTGATCTGATCACGGAGGCTGGTCAACGCGTCTACTCCGCTGAGCAACTGCAGCGGTGGTACGAGTGGCGTTCGCGTCAGCAGCAAGCTGAATTCGCGAAGCAGATAGAACCACTCAAACGCGAGCTCGAGGCCGGACGTACCGAACGTGCACGCGCGCACGCGGTCGCGCAATCGAAAGCGTTTGCCACAGCGGCTGTCGAGCACGCGCACAGTTGGCCCTACTTCAGCGACAACCTCAAGGAAGTCGCCGAGGAATACGCCAAGCAACCGGTCGGGCGCGGCACTCCTGAAGAGGAGTTGATTGCGCTCGGCAATGCTTGGCGCAAGGTGCTCGCCGAGAAGGTCCTCCCTTCACTCAAAGAAAACGGCAAGGCGGCAGCCGTTGCGGAATTTCAAACCAAAGCAGTGGCGTCGACCGAGCAACCGGGTCGAGCCACGACGACGACGCCGAAGAAACCTGCGTCGATGCGCGAATCGCTTGAACGCGCGGCGGCAGCGGCGAACTGGCGTCCCTGAGGAGAAGTAAATGGCGGCACCGAATAT